CGTTATCACTCGCGGCAGTGTCGCCCGTGGCGTTGAGCGTCAGGCCCGTAATGTCAGAGGTGGCTGTAGCCGTTCCCGTCACCGCCAGCGTCGAGCCATCGAACGTCAGGTTGGCCTCACCCGCCAGTGCATTACTGCCCGTCACCGTAGCGACGGTGTTGTTCGTTGAGCCTGAGAGACTGACGCCAGCAGGGATCGCTTCCCACGCAGGTACCGTCCCCGCGCCCCCTGTAGTCAACACATAGCCATCTGTCGATGCTCCCAGCCGCTCAAGGAATCCACTGGCATCACGGTAGTAGACATCGCCCGTAGCATCGGACCCCAGCGTCATCGTAGCAGACCCGTCAATAACGCCCGACCAGGTGCCGCTGGTGATGGTGCCTACCGTCGCCAGGGATGATGCCGAGGTGATGCTGTTCTGTGCCGCAGTGGAGATCGTCCCTGCCAGGGTAGCCCCCGTAACAGCCCCGTCAGAAGTTATAGCCCCATTGGCTTGAATCACCCCTGCGGTAGAGATGGTTGCCCCTGTGCTGCCATAGCCACCGCCAAAGGTCGCCGCCGCCGTGCAGACCAAGCTGGCCAGGGTAGCGGCGCCCGAGGTCGAGAGAGTAGACCCAAACGTAGCCGCACCATCGGTCTGCAAGACCCCGGCGGTGGAGATCGTGGTACCCGTACTTCCGTAGCCACCGCCAAAGGTGGCGCCCGCCGTGCAGACGAGGCTGGCTAAGGTCGCCGCGCCCGTGCTGGCCAGCGTCCCCGCCACCGTAGTGTTGCCGCTGCTGTCTATCTCGAGCGCCGGCGCCGCCCCCAAGGCTCCCGTCCCGTAGTTGATGACGAACTTATCGCTGTCGCCATCCTCGACGCCCAGCGAGTAGGCCACCGTCCCCGAGAGGGCGAACTGGATGACGCTGTCGCCGTCTGTGGCGGTGTTGTTGAGCTGTAGGTTGGTGCCGTTAGCATGGGCACCCGCCAGCGTCACGCCCGTATCGGCTACGTGGGCCAACGTGATGTCCTGGTCGTTGCCGAAATAGATCGTCTTAGTGTCGGCCAGGTAGAGGTCACCGAACTCGAGCGAGGCCGACCCTATGTTGGCGCCGCCGCTGGCGTCGGGCAGGAAGGCGCTGGTAGCCGTGATGGAGGCAGCCTCGAGGTTGCCGGTCCAGGTGTAGTTAGCCGTCATATCCAAGTTATCGGAGTTGAGGCTGTTGCTGTTTGTGATAAGGTTCGAGAACTCCGAGTTGAGATCGGAGGCCGTTAAGACCTCATTGCTCGACCAGCTCTTTACTGCGCTAATAGTACTCATATTAATTATTCCTCTTGCTATTAACCTTTATTAGTCCTTCTTCCCACCAAGTGCAGCCCCTATAGGATCCACATACCGCGTTCCGGCCTGACCCCCCAGGCGCCCCAGCGCCCCGAGGATGTTAGGCGAAACCAGGTTCTGGGCCGCGTAATCGCCCAAGAGCGCCCGCTTGGCCCTTGGCCCTGTCAGTGCGTGACCACCGAACCAATCCATGAGACCCCTCGAGAGGACGCGCCCGATGGCGATGTCGGTGCGCGTACCTGGGAGGAAGATGTCTTTGATGTCGTTGAAGAGGCTGCTCTGGGCGCGGGCCGTATTGGAGAAGTTCTTGAGCGTACTCTCGGTCAGCGTCAGGTCTTTGACGATGGAGGCGAAGCGCCGTAGGTCGCTGGTGACCATCGGGCCAAACAGCTCCTCGAGAGAGCCTTCCTTCCAGCGATTCAGCTCCGTCTGTAACCTCTGGCCGCTGATCAACTCGGGGCCGCCGAACTCGACGCCCGGCATCCGCTGTTTTAACTCTCCAGGTGTGGTCTGGGCTTTCTGGCGCAGGTCTTTGAAGACCTCGAGCTGCAACGCCGCCCAAGCCGCGATACCATCTTTCGACGGCTCTAAGGCGCCCTCTTGGACGCCCTGGCCCGGATCTGCACGGCCCGTCAAGTCCTTGACCCCTTGCTTGAGGATGTCAGGGTCGCCCATCCCTACCGCCAGGCGAGCCACCTTCATTTGCTCGGGCGTAGCGGTGCGGAGAAAGGTGGGTATGTCGCTGGCTCGTTCTTTGTCGTTCAGGAGCTTCCTCACAAAGCCCGACTCTTCGACGCCAAACAACTCCCGAGCGTAGGTCATGGCCTCGCCACCTCGCTGCCGCGCCACCTCGCTGCCTACACCACCGCCCGCTTCGAGGAAGGCGTCCTCGTCGGCTTTGAGGGCTCGGTAGAGCTTATCGAACTGAGACTCTACGCCCCGCGATAGCTTCGTAGGATCGCGCTTGGCCATGTTGGCCTCGTCAAAAATAGCCTGCCTGACTACGACCAATTGGTCGTAGTTCTGGATGTTGGATGCTTCCTCTATCGCGGTCTCGAGTGATTGGCGCCCCTGCGTTCCGAGTTGCTGACGCTTGAATATGCTGTGTTCCAATATCTCTTGCACCGCCTGGTTGGTGTTTGTCAGGTTAGGCATGGCACTCGGGTCGATGACCTCCTCGAACGCCTGGTAGAGGCCGGTGCGCGTCCCCGTGCGCTGCTGCTTGGTCGATTCGACGGCCTTGCGTAACAGGTCGCCCACCTCTTCGCGGCTGCGGCGCGTAGCCGTTGGTCCTTCGCCCGGCAACCAGGAGCCTATGGCATCCATCGCTCGGGCTATCTGTTGCCTGAAAGGTATATCCTGCATATCGCGTATCCGCGCCCCGGATATATCCGACTCGCGCAGTCGCTGCATAGCACCCGCCACGAACTCGCTCGACGTGCCCGCGTCGATAGGCGCCGTGCCGGCCAGGTTGGTCTCAAGGTCAACGTCGAACCGCTGGGCCTCCTCGGTCAGCTCCTTGAACCCCGGTGCCATCCGAGCGCGTCGTAGCGGCCCCTGGAGAACCTTAGCGAGTACGCCTCCCCCTATGTCACCGATGACGCTCGTAACGCCCTCCACCCCGGTCTGTACCGGGTCGTAGCCCCGCCGGCTGCCTGCTTCTTGAGCGATCTGCTGCCGCCAATAATCGCCCGCCGCACCACCCGCTGCGGCGCCCGCTGCGCTCCCAAAAGGACCACCCGCCATGAATCCACCTATCCCGCCCAACACACTCAGGGTCGTCGGGATGGCCTCCCCTGCCCAATCGGCTATGTCCTCGACCTCGGGGCGCCCAGGATCCACCGGGAGCACCCCGGTAGGCGCCTGGTACCTGACCTCACCGCCCTCCACCTGGGCGGGTATGCCCCGCCGCTGGAGGATCTGAGCCTGACCCTCGGGCGTGGGATCCATCGACGCCATCGCTCGATCAACGAAGGACGGCGGCTCCGTCTCGTCCTCGGCTTTGTAAAGCTGACCCGCCGAGAGGACATTATCATAACCGTATATGTTGACCAGCTCCCCCATGTAGTCTGGGTTTTGTGCGCCTATGATGAGTTGTTGCCTTGAAGGAAGTGCCATTATTTCGGTCTCCCCTGCGGAGTATGCCGTATATAGGGGTTGTGTAGCTGAAGGTTACGGTTAAAAGCGCCCCAATCTATTTGCCCTGGTAACGGCGGCACCGCCCCACTCGTTGACCTCGGATCAGCTTTGCCCGGTAAATCCTTGATTAGCTGCTGAGCCCTATTTGTATTAATCGTAAAGTCGAGTACTACGTTCAACGGATCGACGTTACCCCGCCCCGCTATAGCTGCATATTGACTTCCTATATTTTCATATCCCGGGATCCGAACCTTGTAAATCTCCAGCGCCTGTTTAAGAAATTGCGGCCTGGTGACTGTCAACCGCTCACCATCCCAGAAGCGATTGATATAATTCTGCACTGCCTCGCTAAAACTTCCTGACCGTTCTGCCGCGGCAAATTCACTCTCGCGAACCACCGAAGTGGGATCAAGCATCTTCATAAAATTGAAGATCAGCGACAGGTCGCTGGCTCCGGTTGGATCGTCGGCGCCCGCCATGATGGTCTCGAAGGACTCGCCTATTGATTTGAACTCTTGAGTCAGCTTGATATACTCGCCCCGTAGACCTTTTTCTATGGCCGCTGCGGCCTTTGGGTCCAATTGCGGATCCGTGAGTTTATTAAGCTCGTCCTGAAATTTAAGGAGTGCCAGGCCGAGCTTCTGCTCGTCAACCAGTTGCTTCCTACCTTTTAGTACGTCTTCCTGTCGCTGCCGCGCTTCGGCCTGCTTGGCCTGTTCCATCCCCATCCTCTCGAACGCACCGAGGTCACCCAGTTGCGAGAGGAGGCGCGGCGGTGGTCCAAACGCAGGCGGTGGGCCTATGTCGAGCCCTCCCGTAGGCTGTACACCCATGTCGAACCCGCCACGCAGCCGCGGCCCCGGAGCTCCCACTGCTGGAGGCGCGGGCGCTGGTGGCGTAATACCCGCCCAATCTCCAATCTTAGGCGGCGGTGGCTGCCCCCATTGCTCTTGCGGCTGCGGCGCCCACTCTCCGATCTGGGGTCGCTCCCTGCCTAAGTAGTCAGCCATGCCTCTCCGCGTGGCGCCTTCTTGCCGCAACTTCGTCACCTCTAATGCGCCCTTCTCCTGCGCCAGCTTCTCTGCGGCCTGCGCGGCCTGGAGATTCTGGAAGGCGTTGTAGGCACCCAGGCCCGTAGAGGCCGCCCCCGTAAGCCGGGTAAAGGCCGAAGGCTGGTACTCGGCAGTAGGCTGGTACTGGACCCGCCCCTTACTTAATGCGTTGATGAGGTTGGCCGTCTTCTGCTGCTGCTCGAGCTGTCTCTTGTATCGACCTACATCACGAGACTCACCGAGCTTCTGTAAGAGCGGCAACGCGGTACTGGCTATTGCTAACCAAGGGACGGGCATATTGTTTATCCTATCTTTCGCGGTCTGATCTTACGAGGAGAAATGTTACTCCCCCCCTCGTTGCTGCCTACCGCTTAATATTCTGTGCGTAGTGCTACCTTCTGAGCCAGGGTTTACTCCCTTTCCAAAATCATCTTCCAGGGCTTCACTAAGCCCTGGTATATTATATTCCTGCGCTATCTTAAAAAAGGCGTCAAAATTAGTAGGATCCAGATCCGCAAAGCGAGTTTGTATCTCCTCTATTACACGCCTTCGCTCAGCCTCCTCGTATCCTTTCACCTGGCCGGTAATAGCTCCCGCCAACGAGGGCATACCCGCCTCCTGCGCCGCTATAGCTTGCGCGGCCAGCATCATCTGCCTATCCATCGGGGCGCCCGCTAACTGGCTCTCGACCAACTGCTGCTGCAACGTCTGTGGTTCGCCCGCTGCTCCTCCGTAAAGTTCCTCCCTGGCTAACCCTCCCCGCTCCCGACGAGCCGCTATGTCCTCGGCCAATGCTTGCTGCTGCATCGTCTGAGGGCCACCTACGGCGCCGCCATAAACCTCTTCCCGCGCCAGTTGCTGTTGAGCCGCACGGGCGGCGATGTCCTCGGCCATCCCGCGCTGCCGCATCGTAGAGCGCCCTTCTCGCCCAGGCTCGAAGCCGAATAGCTCGGCCTCCGACAACCCTACCTGGCGACCCGCCAACTGGTCCCTCAACGCCTGGCTTCCTATCGCCGCCTCCTGCGCCTGACGAGCCAACGTAGTCATGGGCGCCCCCATACCCGTAGGAAGGTAACCCGTCATCTGGGCCGTACGAGCCGCTATATCGGCCTCCAGGCCGCGCTCGCCAAGACCAAGCTGGCGAGCGGCCAAGCTCTCGGTAGTCGCCGCATCCGGCCCTCCTAAGCCCACCTGCCCGGTGAGCTGCTCACGGGCCAACTGCTGCCCCTGCCCAAACTGGGCTCCCTGCTGGGCCAACTGCTCCCGCGTCAACGCCCCGCGCTGCGCCAATTCCTGCGCCGCCAGCGACTGCGTATAGCCAGGGCGTCCTCCCAACCCCACCTGGCCGGTGAGTTGCTCACGGGCCAACGCCTGAGCGGCCTCGAACTGATCGCCCTGCTGCGCCAACTGTTGCGCCGCCAGCGTCTCTGCATCCCCCACCTGTCCTACTGCCATCTCCCCTCGCAGGCCGCGCTCGGCGGCGGCCTCTTCCTGTCCAATCTGTTGCTGACGTAGCCGCATGGCCTGGTCTACTGCGCCTCGACGGCGCCGGTCCAATTCGGCCTCGATGCCCAAGCGCCCCTGCGCCAGTTCGCCACGCAAGCTCCCGAGTACCTCCGCGGTATCTCCGCCGCCCCGGAGGACGCCGTAGCGCTGTAGGTCTTCGATAGTCTGCCGCTCGATGTCGCCAGCCCGTTCCTCATACTGTGAGCGGAGGAGGGCCGCAGCAGGATCGGTGCCGGTGAGGTGGGCCATAGCCTGCTCTTGCAGGGTGGTCGCAAGATCACCAGCGGCCTGCGGAGCGGGCGGTATATACGGGGCGAGCCCGGTCTCGGTGGGCGCTTCTACTCGAGGGGGTTGACCCCCTGGCTGAATACTGGGCTCTACTCGAGGGGGTTGAGCCCCTGGCTGAACAGTAGGTTCTACCCGAGGGGGTTGAGCCCCCGGCTGAACAGTAGGTTCTACCCGAGGGGGTTGAGCCCCCGGCTGAACAGTAGGCTCTACTCGAGGAGGGGGAGCCGTTAAGTCTTGATAACCGCTTAATCCTTGTAATGCCGCCGCCAGCTCCTCTTGTGTTGGAGCAACCGGCGGGACATACCCCGGATAGACCGGCTCGTCACCGCCGCCCGTTTGTCGTTGTGCCTCGAGAATATCTCCCGCGGTTAAAGCAGCGTATTCGGCAGGCGTTTCGATAACCGGAGCCCCAGGCCCACCTACTCTCGGCGGCTGAGCTCCTGGCTGAATAGTCTCTACCCTCGGAGGCTGGCCTCCAGGCTGAACGGTAGGCTCTACTCGAGGGGGTTGACCTCCAGGCTGAATAGTAGGCCCTACCCTCGGCGGTTGGGCGCCAGGCTGAATAGTAGGCATCCAAGGAGTCGTTGGAGTAAAGGGCACCTCTTCCAGCTCTTGTCGCTCTGGTACCGTAGACACTTCGGTAGTACGTCCCGTACCCCCCGTCACTAAGTCATCGAACACAGAAGGGGGTATAAACCCTCCTGGCTGAACGCTAACCCTCGGCGGTAGGGCACCAGGCTGAACACTGGGCGCTATAGGACTGGTTGGAGTAAAGGGTACCTCTTCCAACTCTTGTCGCTCTGGTACCGTAGAGACTTCGGTACTACGTCCCGTACCCCCCGTCACTAAGTCATCGAACACAGACGCTCTGGGTGGTTGCGCTCCGGGCTGAACACTCGCTACCCTCGGCGGTTGCGCTCCGGGCTGAACACTCGCTACCCTCGGCGGTTGCGCTCCGGGCTGAACGCTGGGCGCTATAGGACTGGTTGGGGTGAAAGGCACCTCTTCCAACTCTTGTCGCTCTGGTACCGTAGAGACTTCAGTAGAACGTCCCGTACCCCCCGTCACTAAGTCATCGAACACAGAAGGGGGTATAAACTCTCCGGGCTGGACACTGGGAGCGGCCCTCGGCGGCTGGACACCGGGCTGCACGGTAGGCGCCGCCCTCGGCGGTTGGACTCCCGGCTGAACGCTAACCCTCGGTAGCTGGGCTCCCGGTTGGGTCACCTCTTCCAGCTCTTGCCGTAGTGGCACCGTAGAGACTTCGGTAGTACGTCCCGTGCCCCCCGTCACTAAGTCATCGAACACAGAAGGAGGTATAAAGCCTCCGGGCTGAACGCTAACCCTCGGCGGTTGGGCGCCAGGCTGAACACTGGGCGCTGTAGGAGCCGTTAGGGTGAAAGGCACCTCTTCCAGCTCTTGTCGCTCTGGTACCGTAGATACTTCGGTACTCCGACCCCCTGGCGTAGTCGTATCCGCAAAGGTTGGTGGCGGCGGTGGCGGTGGTGGTGGTGGTGGCGGTGGCCCCGCCGCTGGAGGTACGTACCCTGGATACTGCGGTGGTGGCGTAGCCTGAGCCACAGGAGGGACGAACCCTGGATACTGCGGCGCCGCTGGTGCCACTACGGGAGGGACGAACCCTGGATACTGCGGCGCCGCTGGTGCCACTACGGGAGGGACGAACCCTGGATACTGCGGTGGTGGCGGCGCCGTACCCTGAGCCGCTGCCGCCAGCTCCTCCGGGCTCAACGTAGGCGGTTGCCCCGACTTCCGCCGTGCCTTCTGCCCCCCGATGCCGGCGGTGCCGCCGCCGCCGCTCCGCTGGCTATACGATCCTGTAGTCCCTGTAGTCGATCTTGCTAAAGCCATTATTCAACCCCCGGTAATCGTTGCCGCGTTCTGCCTATCGTCTTGTATTGGAGATGCACCCTCCGAAACAAAAACTCTTGCCCCGCACCGCTATTCTGGTACCTCAATGAGGTATGGGGGTCGTAGCCGTGCAGATCGGTATCGGCCAGCAGCACCAGATCGGGCTCGGCCAGCGTATCGCTCCCCAGCACAAAGCTATCCAGCACGGCATACGACCCGCCCATGTTCACCTGCTCGGTATCGCCCAGGATACCCGTAGCCCGCTGACTGATGCCTACCGTATGGTCGCCCTTCAGCTCGAAGTAGTGCCGAGCATACTGCCATCGCACATCCACCTCTCCGCCCGCCGGCGCCGTGGCGCCTATCTGGAAGGTGCCGACGATAGCCGAGGAAGCGTCATCTGTGCCGCTGTCATGCTTGTAGAGCAGGCCGTCACCTACGCCCCCCATATGAGGCAGATCGGCAATGATGGCACCGCAGTTGCGGGTATAGTCCTCATAGGGACCATACCATATATCCCGAACATAATCGTAGATCATCGTATGGTTCATATTGGTTGAGCTATACGGCACCTGAAACCACACCTCATTTTGATCGGGATAGACCACCGCAAACGACTGTAGCAGCCGATTCGGGCTGATCGAATCCCAATACCTCGAGCCATCCAGTGCCTGGCTGATCTTCTGCACCGGCCCGCCATGCCAACGGTAGATGCCGTCGCGCCGCGGGAAGACCTGAGAACCGTCAGGGAGGGCCACCAGGGCGCGTCCCGAGATGCTACCGCCGTTACCCTGGCGCTGCACCTGGTAGGGCACCGACGAGTTGCCGGTAGGCTGCAAGAGCCATATACCGTCCTCAGCATGGACGGCCAGCGAGTTGCCAAACGCCTTGAGGCCGGTGATGGGGAAGTCCAGCCCGTAGAAGCTGGTAGAGCCCCAGGTCTCTATGTCGCCCGTATCCGAGCGCCAGAGGCGGTCCTCATTGGCGTTGGTGTTGGCCAGCCAGAGGCGCCCATCGAAGTACTCGATATGGTCCGCCGTGCTGAACCGGCTGTCTACATCCAGCGCCGCGCAGTCGCCCGCCGCCGCCGCCCACTTGATAGGGCCGTCAACGCCGTTAGTCAGGACGATGGTGCCGCCGGCGTTGACCCACTCGAATGTGTTGTCGGTGGCCGCCGTGATGGTCACGCCACTGGCGGGCATCCGCTCCGTCCAGGTGCCGTCTACATCCTCATACAGGACCGTCCCGGAGACGATGAACGTAGCCGCCGAAGAGGCCGAGAACCGGGCGTAGCCCACCGCCGTCAGGTCCGTAGTAGACAGCGCCGTGCTGATGTACTTGGCGAAGCCGAGCCGCTTCTTCACCTCGCCGGCGAGGCCAACCTTACAGTTGCTCATCGCAAAGAGCGTATCGGTGCGCTGGCTCTCTACCGGCAGCTTATACTGCACCCCGCCGGTCCAAGGGCCATGTCGTATCGAACTGCCCGCTACCGGCATCAGCTCAGGCTGCCCTCGGTCACGCCGACGTTATAAGGACTCACGCCCGAGCTGCCGGTGGCGCCGCGCAGGATATAACGCCGATCACCGCCGCCATTACGGCGCAGGGCGTAGGCTATCGTCTCCTCTTTGCGCTGACGCTCCCGCTCGGCATCGTCAATAGCGCCTTTCTCCTGGAGGTAGTACTCCGCAATGCCGCTGACCACCGCCGACTGCACCCAGAGGGGTATGTATATCTCCAAGTTGTCGCTGTCGTTGCTGCTGGTGAAATCGGGAACGAACGAGTAGTAACGATACTTGATCGTCTTATCCGCCGCCGAGGGCGTAGGGAACAGCTCGACCTCCCAATAGCCTGTAGAGCTATTGATGCCACTGACTACGACGATGCGAGGGTCGCCCGACTCGCTTTGATCTGGGTCGCGCCGGTCTATCTCCTCCGGTCCCGCCATGATCATCGAGTAGTCCTGGGAGCTGTTGCGAAACATCAGCGGCTCGAGGACCGTGCTGGCCAGGCTATACGCCTTCTGATCGGCCACCGTAGTCAGCGTCGATGACTTGAACAACCACCCCCAAGTCGCCCGGCTCGATATATCTTTAACCACCAGGTTGAGGTAGTCGCGCCCGTTGTTCTGGAAGGTCGTTGCGTTCTGCGAGAGGCCGGTGCGCCGCAGCGCCATCTTGATCGCGTTTAAATTAGTCATCGGCGCTTACCCGGTAGGAGCAAGCTCCCCCACCATATCCGACGCCGAGAACTCGTATTCATCATACTCATACGCCAAGTTGCCCTCGGTGATGAAAGGGCGACCATCTTCCCAGCGCTTCTCCCAGGAGGCGGTCACCGCCTCCCCCTTCTCATAGACCCATTCGGGCGCCGTAGCTATATGGCCGGGAGGGTGAATTACATCCCCCACCGTATGGACTACGCTGGCCGCCGACTCGTTGCTTACCCGGTGGCGCTTCTTCTGGCGCACTATGCCAGAGGCGCCCAGCTCCTTGCGGATCTCGTCCTTGAAATGGGTAGGCATCTCTTTGAACAACTGAACGATGCGGGTCAGCTCTTCTTTGGTCGCGCTGCCCTCGGATGCTTTCGACTCGAGGGCCGTGCTGGCCGCTGCTGGTGCTGGGGTAGCCGCGGTTGTGCGGGCTTGCCCCTTGTTACCGTGTTGGTGGGCCTTCTGGGCCATTGAGCCCTCCTATCCATTTTGCGAGGCACATCATCGGTCTGCCGCCAAACAGACCCCGTATTACTGCAAGAGAGCGGCAGGGACGCCGCAAAGCGCCCCCACCCGCCTCTATGTCAATCGTACGCCAGGCTACTCACACGTTAAAAACATAGGAATAAAAGTGTTGTCATCTCCACTGGGAGATAGATTATTTCCTATAGTCTGGCGTCCATCGTGAGCATCAAGTTTAACTTCTACTTGACCATCGTGAGATGTACTAACAACCAGCTCCATTCCCATCAACATTACAGAAGCAGCAGAAGTACCATAGTCAGCTTTTACAGAGCATACACCTCTGGTCTGCATCCAGAAATAATAGCCAGACGTAACAGCTATAGGCGAAACTCCAATAGCCCAACTATCCGAATCTACAGCTATAGAAGTACCATCCGCCGTGAGCGTATTACCGTAAGGATTGCCGACGATGATAATGTCGGTACTCGCGGCAGGCGCTGTAACCAGCTTATCGTAGAGCGAAAAGGTAATCTTGTCGCTTGAGGCAGTCGTATGGTCTTTGATGCGATAATACGCACCGGCTCCAGTGCCATCTGTAAAAACAATGTAGCTGCCTGCATAAAACTCAGCGGTAGTCGAAAATTCCGACCCGCCGCCGGTCATACTGAACTCGCGGTCACCCGCAGTTGCGCTGACGGTGAAATTGTCAGTCTCTGCCAGCAGACCATCGCTGTAGTCGTTGGCGCAGACCAATCCAATAGCGATAGCCGCCCCGCTCTTCGTATAGCGGAACAGGCGCCCGTCATCGAACTCGAGCTTAGTGCCGAGCGGAGCCAACTGCGTCGAAGACTCCGAATAGATACTCTGCGTGACGCCGTTGATGCTGCCACCAACGCCCACGCTGCCGTTATTGGTATGGCCTGGGCCAAAGTTCCAATTGTTAGCCATTATAATGGTGCCTTTCCCCTATGGTCAGGGTATGAACCCGCATTGGCTTGCGGGCAAGGTTGTTTAGGTTAACGCCGTCAATACACCCTGGCGGCGTCTGTTATTGGTAATCAACTGCAAGCCCACGGTGATGAACGCGACGCGGGCGAGCTGGTTGGTGTTATGCCGGAAGGGCGACTTCGCAAAGTTCTGACCTTCCATGATCTTCAGCTTGAGATAGCGCGTGTTCAGCATATACAGATGACCACTCGGGCAATCCCTGTCGTAGGTGAACGGAATACCGCGGAACGTAGCGTTCTGCGCGTTCAGCCCTGGCGTACCCTGGTTGGCCTGGAAGCGCGTGTAGCCGGTGCTTTCCAGGATCTTCTCATACTGACCGTAGAAGGTCAGCGTCGAGACCAGGTAGTTGGGCGTCTCGTTACCTTCGGAGCTGTTGTTGAACAACGTCCCCATCAGCTCCGGGCCAGCGTAGATATTCGAGCTGACGCTATCGAAATCGGTGCTGGTCGTATCGCGCTTGTTCTCCCACCAGGTCTCATTGGTGGCGTTGATGCCGGCCAACGTAGTCCCGGAGGAATCGGCAACGATGTCCTGCAAGCCGAGGCAGCTCTTGCCACTCTGGCTCGAGAACAGCGAGGCGTTGATCTGGTCACGGAGACTAAGCATAGACTGCTCGGTCTTCGCCAGGAGCAGCGACACGGCGTCCTCACGGCGCCGGTTCTGCATCTCCTCCTCCTGGTTGATGGTGATCGGCACGGCGGCATACCGCCAGTTATAGAAAGCGGCGGTCACCCCGTCCACCGCACTGGTCGAGAGTACATCATAACCTGAGTAGAACTCAGCCGTATTCGTGCCGTACAACAAGTCTTCTCGGATGATACGCCCGCCGCTCTCGGTCTCGACGTTACCATTCTTAAACATGAAATCCAAGAAGGGATAAGCGTCGAAGATGTTGTCCGACAGGCGTTTTCTATGGGTATCGGCAGTCAGGGTCCAAGCGGCATCCCAACTGTCTGTACGCGAAACTGCTGCCATTGTTGGTTCCTCTTACGTCATCTGGTTTGAACTACTCAAACCCCAGCTTACCCATCTCCGACATAAGCTCCCCCTTCGAGAGCGGGCCGCTATCGTCCGATGCGGGCGTAGCTGAGGTACTCGTACGGGCGCGGGACTTACTCGTCCTACGCACCGCCTCATCGTTTTGACGTGCCTCCGCAGCGTTCTGTGCCGTCGTGCCCGTAAACGTATCCAGCACCTCCTTGACCGTGAACGGCTGGCCGGTGGCGGGGCTGATCTGGTTGATATTAGCCAGAATCAAAGGGCGGTATTGCTCGACCTGCTCGGGCGAGTACGCCGCCTCAGCTTCAGTGATCTGCTGATTATAGTAATCGTGACTCTGTTGCTGAAACCAACCGCTGGTAGTGGCTGTCTGCTGCTCAAGCGCCTCTAAGCGCTCAAGCAACGGACCCACCGCCGCGTTTACCTTCTCCTCCGCTCTCCAATCGACAATGCCGATACCGCGCTGCTCTTCCTCACCGAGGTTTTGCATCCACTGATCGACAGGGGCGGCCTGGGCGGACTGCTGCTGGTAAGCAGCCAACTGGCCTTGAAGAGTTTGGATCTGGGCTTGTTGAGACTGCGCCTGCTGCTCCGCAGCACCGGCAGAGCGCTCCTGGTCCCGTAGATCCTGCTGGGTCCGGGTAAACTGCGACTGCATATTGTGCGCTATGCCTTTGAGCGGACGATACTGCTCGGGTACGTCATCGAGATTGACACGTAGCCAATCTACGTTATCAGGATCAAACGCGGACACATCAGAGGGTTCCTCACTATCAGACGAGACCACATCAGTCGAATCCGATGCAGCAAACAGGTCGCCGGCCACCTGGACGGCGCCTGTTGCATCGGAGGACGATACGGGTGTTGCGTCTGTAGTCTGGAGGTCTTCAGCTACTTCGCTCATCCTTGGTACACTCCTATCGTTGTGCGAGGCTCTTGGTTAAGGTCTGCCGCCAAGCAGACCGCACTACACTTATTGACTCAAGGTGTTGTCCATCGGGGCGTCGATCTCATTACCCCAGGCGCCGGGGTCTTGCTCCCGCGGCGTGGCGTCCTTGGTTTCGCTGTAGTCACTCGGTATATGGCAGCGGCTGCCGCCATCCGCATCCGAGGCTTCGTGTACGTCATACCTCTTCATCAGCGCCTGCTTGTGGCTGTAGTCCTTGACCACCTCGCCAAAAGCCGGGTTCCATTGCCCATACATCGAGCTATGACTGAAGTGGATGCCGTTGCGAGGCGTATCGAAGACCATCGCGGCCCGCTTGCCGCACTCGCACTTGACCGAGCGCTTAACCAATGAGGCTTTCGTAGCCCACTGGTCTTCGTAGCGCTTGCCGCACTTGCATTCGTAGTCGTTGAAAGGCATTTGTAAACCCCTGTGTTGCAATAAGTTACAAATACTGGATTATTTGACTTATCGTCTCTTTTTTTGTATCTTTATAGTTGGCCAAAGGAGGTTTCCCAGTGACTCAACCTATCCAAGTTCCTCAACGTCAGCTTGTCGAAGGCGCCGCTTCTAAAGATCCGGTGCTTGACTACATGATCCAGATGGGTATGCCCATTAGCATCCAGAGCTATCTCGAGTTCAACTATCCCGATGGCGTCCCCGATGACATCACCCTGGCCGATGTCTTGCCCAACGAACTATACGAGACGCTACCGCCTACGTTGGCCACCGATGACGCGGCGCTGGCGAACGCGCTGCTGTCCAGCGCGGCGCAATAGGCCAGTGCCTTCGCGTGGGTCAGGCGGAAAAACTCCCAGATCAGCAGGTGTCACCCAATCGGGATGACTAAAGCCGCCGGCACGTTCAACCGTGATCTGGCGCAGATCGTCCAGCGGCACCAAACCTTGTTTGTAACGATACCATTCCGCCTCTAAGCTCCCCGACAGCAGCTCAAGAGCCTTCTCAGGCGTCATCTTGGGAAGACCCGTCCTTTTGTCGATTGCATCGGGCTTGCCGGCCAACCCGGCTTTGATCTGTGCAGCTAAAATACCCGAATGTGCCGCCGCGGGTGTCCGCTTAAACTCATCGGAGAACAATCCCCGAATCGCTTCCCACGTTATGCTCTGCATCTCCCGTGGCAAAAGCCCCCGCTGCCGTGCTGCCTCGCGGTAGGCGTCAGCGTAGATCGCATACGACCCCTTGATCCCCAAAAGAGAATTGCTGCCCCCAGCGCCCAGGTTGTGGTCTACTTCGGTAGCCTTCCCCGAGAGAGGTCGTAGTAACGCCGCAGCGATAGCGTGTGTATCCATCGTCACGTCACCGTGGGCACTATTGGGGTCAATGATATTATTGTAAAAGCTCCGCACCTTGTGCGCGTCACCCATCTCTTCGGCAATCCTCGCGGGTGTCGGGTCGTCCAATACTCGGACGGCTTTGGCAATCTCGTCCAGGGAGCCCCAACCTATCTTGCTTGGTTGACCATCGCTGACGTTCACCTTCAAACCCATACGATCCCCTTCGGGCGCGATGATATGAAACTCATTTGCATGGTGCGTCTCTGAGTACGCTCGTAACCACATCGCCTTATCAACAGAATGCTCTAACTCATCATACCGGCGACCTACGATCCGCGCCAACCCCTCTTTGAAATCGTTTTTTTTATAAATCCGCGCTGCCGTTGCTGACATTGCGCCATCCCAAACGTGCGCCCCCCGGTTTTGGTGAACATCGAGGATCAGCTCGGCCAGGCGCACATTTTGGAACCAGTCGCGTTGTGGACTCTGCGACGCAATCACCGCCGCCGCCGCTTCCCGGGTCACCCCGAACTGCTGCCCAAACTCGCCGGCAATGCGGTTAGCCCCGTCATACCACAACTTTGACCGTTTACGTATGCCCTCGGGCACTTGATCGTGCAACCAAAGCAAATTATCAATGACCTGCTGTTGCATAGTGGCGATTACACCCTGCGGCGTCTGGTCAACCCCAGGCATATAGTTGGGGTACTGCTGAATGTGCTGGGCGTGTACCTCCATAAGGCGCGGATCTTTCTCCATCGTTTTCATATCAATGCGGAGAGTATTGTCTTTGATGCCGTCCTCTATATTTGGGTTGACTGCTTTGCTGGCCGTAGGGTACCGCGTCGAGATACGGGTGCCGGCTTGCAACCTTGGAATTGGAGGCGTCACCGCCGCCTTCGCCGCCTTCGCCGCCTTCGCCGCCTTCGGCACCGCCCCCCCAGGAACAACACCCAACATCATCTCCGCCACATCCACCGGCCTATTACCCATACTCGCCAGCGCCCCCATGACGCCCTTCTCGCC